GCAGTCAGTGCGAATACATTGTCTGGGCAAGCGCCGGGAAGCTGCTGGGGACAGGATACGGGAAAGGATTTTTCAGCGTGTATCCCCCTCATGGGGCAAATAGATGCCACCCCACAGAAAAACCCGTGGAGCTGATATCCGAACTTTTGAAAGTGTACCAGGGCAGGCGCGTACTCGACCCGTTTATGGGCTCCGGCACCACAGGCGTGGCAGCCGTAAAGGCCGGCCGGGAGTTCGTCGGCATAGAAATGGACGAGCACTGGTTCGACATTGCCTGCCGTCGCTTGGAAGAGGCGGTAAAGGACATTCATAAACCGAAACAGGTCAGTTTATTCTAGGAGGCCACAGCATGACCGGCATTGACTGGCAGGAAATCGTCGTATGCGGAGTTGTGGCCTCGTGCGGGATGTTCCTGCTGTGGTTTTTGTGGCGGGGGAAATGAAAGAACGGGGGAGCAGGTACGCCGCTTGCCCGCAGTACCCCTTAGGCTGTTTTTCCTGCCGCTGGTATCTGGGACCTGAACATCTTTTCTTCTGCCGGGCGTACAATCGGAAAGAGTTTGGGGCAGAGACGGTAGAAGTTGAAGCAAAACTTGAAGAAAACATGGCGAAAGGTGGCGCATGGTGGAACGGACGTACAAGGCGCGGATAATCAGCAAGGCGGAGTGGCAGCCTTCCGAAGCGCAGGAGCAGGCCGCGGTCATTTCCTGGTGGGACACATGCTATTCCCGGAAAATGAAGATTCCTGCGTCTCTGCTGATACATATTCCGAACGAGGGGAAGCGCTCGTGTGTTACAGGGCGCAGAATGAAAGATATCGGATTGCGCTCCGGAACCCCCGATCTTGTTCTTGCCGTCCGGCGCGGCGATTGCGGAGCTTTATGGATCGAAATGAAACGCAGTAAAGGAGGAACGGTTTCCGCTCCACAGAAAGCGATGCATGAGTTTTTAGCGTCCGGAGGGCACAAGGCTGTTGTCTGCCATGGCGCCGCGGAAGCGATGGAGGCAATCAAACACTATCTTGCCGGGTAGCAGACATGAGAGAAGCGGACAGTGCCGGATGGGCTTATGAGGACGACTGCGAAGAGCTGGCCGTTCTGCATGAGCCTTTGCCCGCAGGAATGCTGGAAGAAATGGCTTTCGGTCCGCTTGTGGAGATGGTCCATAATCCATGGGCTGTCGATGACGAAGATGAGGTTACCCAGTGTGTCCATACCTGCCCGGTCTGCGGCACGGACTTTTTCGACCGCCGCAACAAGCTCTACTGTTCGCGCTCCTGTCAGAAAAAGGCCTACAAACTCCGGCGGCGCGGGCTGCTTGATCCGGTGTACTTCCCGGAGCTTAGGAGCTGTAAAAGGCGCGGTAAACGGCATAAACATCCCGGCAGGGATGAGGTGATACAGCAAAATATGCCGAATTCCGGCATCATGTCGAAAGGGAAGAAAAGGAGCTGGAAAGATAACTGGCTCTGGTTATGGTGAATCAGAGATAGATCAGAGAGAGAATTTTCTTTGCCCGTTGCCCCTATCCATCCCCTTCCTGTCTTATGGCGGAAAGGGGATTTTTTATGCAGGAACGCATCGAAAACAACAAAAATTTTCTTGACCAGCTCAAGAGGCATGAGGGGCTTCGGCTTAAAGCCTACCATTGCACGGCCGGAGCCCTGACCATCGGTTACGGGCACAACCTGGACGCAAATCCTATCCGAGGCCTCGGACCTACTTCCACGATCTCTAAGGAGGAGGCGTCGGAAATTCTTGAACGGGATTGCCGCAGCTTCGCCGTGCAGCTTGACGGCTATTTGACATGGTGGAGGCTGCTCAGTCTCCCGCGTCAGGCGGTATTGCTGAACATGGCTTTCAATATGGGTGTACCCACGCTGATGACGTTTACCAACACGCTTTTCGCTGTTCAGAAAGGCTATTTTGGGAACGCCCGTAGCGGCATGCTCAACAGTCGGTGGGCCTCACAAGTAGGGCGTCGTGCGGTAGAGCTTGCGCAGCAGATGCTTACAGGTCAGTGGCAGCAGGAAGTATCTATAACCATGGAGGACTGAAGATATGGAAGAGAGCATTATTGAATTTATCCTTACGACCATTCAGAGCCTTTCGGCTCAGTACCCTGACGCAGCATGGATTTCCATCCTGCTCGGGGTGCTTCTTTCACTCTGCGGCCTGTGTGCCGTGGCAACCATGTGGATGCCTGCGCCTACCCAGACGATCGGAGCCTATGCCGTGATTTACCGCTGGGTACACGCTCTTGCCGGGCATTTTGCCCAGAACAAGGGAGCCAAGGCGGACGGAAACTCCCCCGAAGTCAAGCAGGCCGTCAAAGCAGCTACGGGGAAGTGATGTGGAAACGTGGGCTGCTTTACTGGCCGCGTTTCTCCAGGCCGGGCTGCGTCTTCTGGAAAAGCTGGACGCGGCCCGTGCTGTTGAGTTCCGCCGCCGTGTTGCTGCTGACGGCGCCGGGGTGCTGCTTGACCAGCTCAACCCCGGTCATTCCGACGCTGCCGGTGCTGCCGACGCTGCAAAGGGCGACGCTGGAAGGAGTATCCGGCGTGTGGATGAGCAGTGACGACGCCGGGCGGCTGGCGCAGTGGATCTACGAAGTGACAGGAGATGACGGGCTGTGAACGAAAATATGCTGCTGGGCGTGATATCCGCGCTCTGGCTGGTTGTGGTGGGCATAGGAGGGTACGCCTTCAAACGTATCCATGAGAAGCTTGACGGGCTTGTCGTGCATCAGACGGGATGTATCCGGGCCTTTGCGGACAAGAAAAGCAATGCGGATGACCACCGCGAGTTTTTTCGACGCACAGACGATCATGAACGCCGTCTGACACGACTGGAGGCGGAGAGAGAGCGTAAAGCGTAACATGGGTGTGCGTGATCTCCAGAACGCCATTCTCCAGGCCGATCTCACGCCCACGGAAAAACTTGTGGGCTTGTGCGTGGCTTTTCATGTCAACCGTAGGACGCAGATGACCCGCCTCCGGCAGTCCACGATGGCCGAAGAGTGCGGGCTGTCTGTGCGTTCGGTACAGCGCGCATTCAAGGCCCTCAGAGATGCCGGAATATTGGATATGAAGGCGACCGGGCGCAGTCCGATTATTTATGTCGGCACTGGTAATAATACTGGTAATGTGGAGCCGCCACTGGAGGCGGGTCAGATACGACACGAGAAGCGCAGAATGCCGTGGGAATATGATACTGCTCTCAGTACCGAGGCGGAGGAAAAGGACAAGCGGGAGAGGGAGCGGCTTGCAAGGGAGCTGATGTATGGCGCGTTTTGACTGGGAGGCAATCAGGGCGGAATATGAAGCCGGTGATGTGAGCATGGGTAAGCTGGCGGAGAAGTATGTAGTCAGCAAGCAGGCCATATCAAAAAAGGCCAAAGCAGAGGGGTGGATTCCCGATGCGGCCGGGGCTGTAAATAGACGCGCACAGGAAAAAGTTGACGGTCTGGTTGACGGCGTCAACTCAAAAAAAAGGGCCGAGGCTGTAGACGCTGCGGCTGATCGTAAGGCCTCAGTTATCCAGCGGCATCGCGATGCCTGGCCGAAGATAAAAGCGCTGAACGCGCAGGCTATCGAGGCGCAGGATTTCAACGCTGCCAAGCTGGCTAAGATTACTGCAGAGACGGAACGCATCATACAGGACGGCGAGCGCAGGGCGTGGGGTATTGCGGATAAGACCGTAGAGGCAGAGAGCGGCAGGTCGTCCAGTCAGGCCGTGGCCGTGAACATCGACTTTTCCGGCATGACCCCGGAGCAGATCAATGAACTTGGGGCGGCCATGGGAAGCGCTGACGGCACGGCGGAACACGCATGAAATTCACGCCGGAACTGTTCGAGGCCTGCCGTCTTGAATTCGCCAGGCACGGGCTTGCGCCGTTCATCCTGCACATGATGCCGTCGTACAGGATAGGCTGGGTACACAGGGAGCTGTGTATCGAGCTGGACAAGTTTTTGCAGGCTGTGGCGGAGCGGCGTTCCCCGCGCCTCATGATCACCATGCCGCCGCGGCACGGCAAGAGCGAGATTGCCTCTCGCATGTTCCCGGCCTACGCGCTGGGCCGTTTCCCCGACCTTTCCTTCATCGCCGCCAGCTACAGCGCCGATCTCGCCTCGCGCATGAACCGCGACGTGCAGCGCATCATCGACAGCGACGCGTACCGGTTCCTTTTTCCGGGCACGGCGCTGTCTGGGAAGAACATCCGAGCAGTCGCTTCCGGGGCATGGATGCGGAACTCGGATATTTTTGAGGTCGTCAACCGCAGGGGCGTGTACCGTTCTGCAGGCGTAGGCGGTGGTGTGACCGGCATGGGTGCGGATATTGCTATTATCGACGACCCGATCAAGGATCGTGCCTCTGCTGACTCGCCTACCATCCGGGAAAATATCTGGGACTGGTACACCTCTACACTGTACACACGCCTTGCGCCGGGTGGAGGCGTCGTCATCATCAACACCCGCTGGCATACCGACGACCTTTCCGGCCGCCTGCTTTCCGCCGAAGCCGCAGGGGAGGGCGACCAGTGGCGCGTGGTGAACTTTCCCGCCATCGCCGAACACGACGAGCCTCACAGGAAGGCCGGGGAGGCATTGCATCCGGAACGTTATCCTTTGGACCAGCTCCACAAAATCAAGGTCGCCATCGGTACGCGCGACTGGGAAGCCCTGTACCAGCAGCACCCCACGCCGGACGGGGGTACCATCTTTCGGCAGGAATGGATCCGGTACTGGGAGCCGAAGGACATTCCGCAGCGTTTTGACGTGCTGCTCATGTCGTGGGACATGACCTTCAAAGAAAGTGATACTTCCGACTATGTCGTCGGCCAGGTATGGGGCAAGCACGGGGCGAGATTCTTCCTGCTTGATCAGGTGCGCGGCCGCTGGGGCTTTACGGAGACCGTGGATCAGGTACGGCGACTGACGGATAAATGGCCTGCGGCCACAAGGAAATACATCGAGGACAAGGCCAACGGCCCCGCCGTCATCGACACGCTCAAAAACCGGATCGGCGGCATTATTCCCGTGGAGCCGGACGGCAGCAAGACGGCCCGTGCGTATGCGGTCACGCCGCTGTTCGAGGCCGGGAACGTGTTTCTGCCGTCACCCGGCATGTATCCATGGGTGAGGGAACTGACGAGTGAACTGCTGCAATTCCCCTCTGCGGCGCATGATGACCAGGTAGACGCGCTGACGCAGGCTTTGCGGATGTTCACCAGCAAGCCAGGGCTGCATATATCAAAAGAGCTGCAGCGGAACCTTGTACTGTCAAAACGACGGTTTTAAGCATCTTGTTGCCGTAGCGCGGAACTATCTCCGAGAATGAAACTTCATGGAATACCACCATGGAGTTTTTTATGCGCAAAAATCCCCGTAACCTTCGCCGTATGGCCGTTTCTCCGGCGCTTCGCGACAATCTGCACTGGGAAGCTCATGGCGTCGTGCCCACCCTCGACGAGGTCCGCAGGCGCTTTGCGCCGCCGTTGACGTTAGGCGCTCCCGATAATGTCCGC